TTGGTATAAACTATTAACTACAACTTCATTTGTTAAGGTACTTTGTTGCTCAGGAAAATTTAATGAATAAGTAATCCCATCCGTTAATAATTCTTGCCCAAATGCTTTATAACTTGTATGTGCTGTTGTAGTTGTGTCATCATTAAAATAATAAGTAGTACCAGTTAAAGCAGTCAATGCACTTGGATTGTAATCGTATAAAATTATCGGCTTAGGTATGTACTTTTGTAAATCAGTTTTTAAGGCATAACCTACTTGAAGTTTATCTTTTAAGTTATTAAAGTTCAAATCTTCAAATGGTAATTTAATTGAATATTCCTCGCCATCATTATTCGTGCTATATAATAAACTACCATACTCAATACCATTATTTGAAAGAAAACCTACGTTAACTAATGATTCACTTTTTTCATATTCAAAGTTAATTTTCTTATAAGTTTTTAATCTATTTAAATTTAAATTATCTGATTTAATATATTTAGTTATGTCTCTAATTGTTCCACTTGTATAATAACTTTCTAATTGTTCTATTGTGTAATTAATTCCATCATTTGAATAACAAGTAAGATTGAACATTTTTAAAATTCCACTGAAAAAATCTTCTATTTTAATATCAGGAAAATAAGTGTTCACATTTAAAGTTGATAGTGTTGTAATAGCAGTTGATTGTGTTGCTGTTGCGGTTGAAAATGTAAGTACATCAACATCTAATTGTGATGTATATGTAAGTATGTTTTCAGATTGAATATAAAATTCAAAATAACCTACGTTTGCAGGTGTGTTTGTTGTATAAGTTATTAATGTAAAAGTATTAGTTAAAACTGTTTTATCATTTACAGCATACGTTGCATATAATACACCATCTTTATAAACTATAACATTATAATTAATATTGTTTTGTGTTACTGTTACACCTAATGTAACTATTGATTGTCTAAATGTAGCTGGAGTTGAATAACTCAATCTATCACTGCTTAAATTGAAAGTCCAACCATTGACTGGAAAATCCAAAATAGAATTAAAATTAATTTTACTTAAAACACTTTTAGAAATAAATGATTCAGCATTTTTTAAATACAAATATGCATTTGTGAACTTTTCGTCTGTTAAAAATACGCTTGGGTTTTCAACTGTTCCTTGTAAATTAACATCAAACTCATCCTCAATCATATTAAAAACTGCAGGTAACTTTATAGCAGGAAATAACTCCCTATAATTTATCGGAAAGTTTATATTTGAAATATCATTTAAACCACCCGCCCTATAGTTCCAATATCTATCAGAACTAATTAAAGGAAACATAACATCACCACTTGTAGTAGTAGAAGTAACTTTAGCTTTTACATTAGCCGCAGTATAATCAAAGTTATAATAAGTACTATTTAAATCCCTTAAAAATTTACCCGCAAAATTGTCTTTTAAGTTTCCTAAGTTACCAATAAAAGTAATTGAGTAGCTTTGTGGCTGTCCGTTTTTAATATCGCACCCCTCAAGTTGAATTTTACCTATTCTAAAAGGTATCGTGTCCAATTCAATATATGCATCGGCTTTTACTAACGTACTAAATTGAGTATCCAAAGAATTTTCATACCAATGTTTGAAAATCTTATTATTATTTTTAGTAGCCGGAACTGTAAACGTCTGAGAAAAATCCGAATAAGTCGCTCCAATATTATTTATATTTTGAATTGAACTCGTTACGCTTATTTTTTCGTCAGCAAATAACTCAACTCTTTTAGCTTGTAATGCCACACCTAAAGAACCGCCTAAGTTTTGTAATTCACTTAATAAACAATTACCAGCCTCAAAAGTACCACCATCAGTTTGAACCCTGCTTATAAAATTATCTACAAACACATTTGACAAATCAGCTATGCTATCCGTGTAAATATAAATCCCAACATTTACCATTTTATACTATGTTATTTATTAAGTCAAAAGCATATTCAAAGTCCAATTCAAAGTTTATCATTTTATCCTTTAATTGTGTTTTGTATGTGTGTGATTGTGTTTTAACTTTTACAGGTTTATTATCTAACAATACAGTTTCACTTAATAACAAATCAGTTATTAACTCATTATAATTCTCATCAACCCAACCCGTATTTAATTTAACAGTTTGTGTTCCGTTTATGTTAAAAACTTTGCTTTGACCTTTATATACATTGTAATCAATTGCATCAGGAAGTAAATTATATTCTGAACCTTTTACGTTTACAGCATTTGTTTGAGCCTTAAAAAAAGTTATAGTTTGCCAACCTCCATATCTATTTATAAAGTCACAAAGTACGGGAGTATATTTACATTCTTCAATTGGGTATGTATAAAATGAAGGTAAAATTATAGCACTTCCTGTAGCAGGTGTGTATGTGATTGTAACTTTACAACCATTAACAAGGTTACCATCTGCTTTAACGGGTGTAATAGGTTGAGCAAAATTAAATATACCAGCAAAACCAACCGCTAAATTATTTGTATATTCATAAACAACTCCGTCAATCCTTTCGTATTTTACGTTAATAGTAGTTGTGTTTGTAGTTGGCTTATCTACTAACAAATTAAAATATTGCGTTAATGTATTTGGATACGATGTTTGTTTATAGTAATAATTATTGATATTTGGATTTGATAACAATAATACTTTTACTTCGCTTGGCTCTTGGTTTCCACTTGTGTAATCTGTAAATCCATTTACACCAATATAATCAATTGTATCTAAAAGAGTATAAGTAGTTCCTACTAATTTATATCTTTTAACTTGAAATTTTACCCATTCGTTATTCTGCTCAAGTTCGCCATAAAATGGAACGTAAGTAGCTTTAATATTATCTATGTATTCTTTAACATAATTAGAAACATTATAAACGGTACTCAATTGAGTCAAGCTTGGATTTGATTTCGATAGTGTATAGGTTGGAGTTGCAGGAACTGAACTACCGTAAGGATAAATGTATAATTCAACTTTGCTACCTATTGCACCCGCCTCATTTACTTCAATTATAAATGGGCTTCTAACTTTTACTACTTTCATACTGTATGGTATTTTGTTTCAATCAATTCCTCGTCAATATATATTTCCTCTTTACAATCCCACAAAATTACGTACTGACTTGAGTCAATTGTATTTTCGCTTTTAATTGTAAAAGTTTCAATTGTATCCTCTCCTTTATAAATTTTTACTATGTTCATTTTATATCTTTTAAACTAAATTTTAAAAACTCCTCCAAATCTAATCCGTATTTATCGGCAATATTATTATTAAAATTCTCGTATTCCTTATCGAATGCACTCCTAAAAAACTTCGTTTCTGGTGTTCCTGTTTTATTAATCGATTTTGTTATACTTGCAACCATCAATTTTCTATTTACAAACTTCCCACCTGCTCCTCTCGTACCTTGTAAACCTTTACGAACTACCCACCTATCAATGTCAGCGAGTTTTGCCGTTGCTTTGTAAGGGCTGTTCGGTGCTTTATTACTCGATTGACTTCCTTTTGTACCAAAGTCTAACTCCTTCCAGTAATCCTCAGCGTAAAAGTCAAACTCAATCGAGTTCGGGTTGACTTTGGTTTTATAATTTAAAGAGTTTGAAAGCTTTCCGGATGCATTATGCGTTCCATACTTCCCACCAATCTTTAAATTTTCTTTTGCTCTCTCAACTACAGAAGCTCCGAAAGCGTTTAATGCCTCCTGTACTTTTTTAAGTTCCATTAACAGCAAACATCAAAATCGTTATTTGGAATACTCAACTCAATATCGCACTTCCAACCGTCTAACGCATTCGTGAAAGCCATTAATATCGGTTGCAACGTTGGCTCATTCATTAACTCAATATCGTTATCGTTTCGCTTCATACGCATTGACATAATCATATAATTTAAAATAGCGTGACACGTGTTCAAATTATCGAGCTCGTTATCATTCCCTAAAAACTTATCTTTATATTTTACCTTTGAAATGTTACGAATGTCGAGTATTGCGATTTCAAATGTGAAATTAACAACTCCAGCGTTGATGCTTGAGCTCATAACATTTATGTGAGCCAAAGGGAATATGTTCTTTTTAACGTTATCGATTATATCCGTTCCGTGAGTTATCGTATTCAATAACGGAGCACCCTCCAAAGTGGTTTTAATATAGTCGATTGTTTTATAAAATGATTTCATTTCTTAAAGTTTTGTTTAATTTGTTTTGCTTCCTCTTTGCTTTCGTCAATTAGGTAAGATAGTAACGTGAGTGATTCGTGAAGAGGCTCTCTTCCAATTTCTCTAACGTGTATTCTAAGTTCTCTCGACAATCTAATAAAAGTTTGATACCACCCCCAACGCTCTCCAAAGCTTCCTCCAAATTCAGTCCCTCCCTCGCTGCCTTGCTCTCCAAATGTAATAGGATATTGCTCAATAATTCCTTGTTTAAAGTCCAAAAAAAAAGCATAGAACCTATAACAACATCCATTGGAACGTCTTTAAATAGCTCCGCTTTGCTTTCGTCACCATCGTACTCCTCAATCTCGTAAAAGACAGAAACCTTTTTAGTTATTTTACGATACATTACAGAAATTAATAGGGCTAAATTCTCATCTTTGCCGAGTAACGTGTCAATTGTTGCGTGTTCGCCTAATGTTATTTTCTCAAAGTTCGGAATAAATCCGTACTCAACCTTATTTAATTTAAAAGTTCTAACGAGTGCAGGTTTCTGATCCAATACTTTCGCTAATGTTTCAACGATTTCCCCAAAATCATTAACAGGAATTTTCATTACTTCGGCAACTGTTAAATTACAAAAGATAGCCACCATTTGAATACATACAAAGGTCTCATCGTCTGAATTGTCAGCAATAACCTTTTGATATCTTAGGTATTGAGATAATTTAATCTCACTTAAATAGGTTGGAATAGTAACTCTCATATATATATAACGATAAAATGTGATTTTGTTTATAAAAATAAGTTGTTTTCACTAAATTTACGTGATAATCACCTTACGATGTGGTTTTATAGCTAATTGCATCATTGCAAAATAACGCAAAGCATCGAGTCCGTGATTGAAATCGTCGATTGGCTTGTTTAACTTCTTGCCTGTTTTGTCAACATCCCAACTGTAGTGTCTCAACTCTTTGATTAAATTAGTACTCGATTTTGTAATTAACAATTCTTTTTGCTGTAGTACCGAGATACCAAAATTGATTGAGTCTGCACCCTTAACAACGGGTTTAACATTGTAACCTGCCCTCCTTATTTCCTCGATTGATTTCGGCTCTGCTGAGTCTGCCCAAATCGGAAGCGTTCGCTCTTGCTTCATTAGTGTAATAATATCGGAGTTCAAAAGTGAGGTTGAATATATAGATTCATCGGCTATTATTTTACCATTATATTCGTAAACTAAAATATGAGCTGTCGGATCATTCGAGTAGCCGAAATCTAAGCCACTACCCAATAACTTTGCCTCGCTTGGTATGGTATCTATTTGCTCCCAATTTTGAAAGATAACTCCTTCAAGTGAGCCAAGCATTCCCAATCCGTAAACGTTCCACCAGTTCGCCCAATACGTTGATGTGAGTGCCTTAACTTTTGCCTTCTCAATCTCTCGAACGATTGCCGGATCGAGTGCCTCGTTATCCTTGTAAGTTAAAACTACAAAGTCAGAGTCTGGATCGTTTATAAGCTCCGTTTGCACCCAAAACTCATTCGTTGGGTTATAGTCTAAGTAAATAAATTTCTTTGTACGAACTGCGAGTTGTTGGTAGCTTTCAAAGTCAATATTATTGCACTCGTTTACGAATAGAATATCCCTCCTTGCTCCTCTGAGTTTGTCGGGTTGGTCCACACTAAAAAATTCAATATAGGAATTGTTTGAAAACGTATATTTTAACGATGACCGATTGAAATTTGCATCTTTATAATTGTCAGTCAATATCATTATCTTTTGAAAATCCTTTAAAGCTCCCCTTTTTAAATGAGGGATTGACTCACTAACTATACTAATCTCTGAAAATGGATTTTGTATAGCGTAAGTTATTAATAAAGGTAAAATAGAAAACGTTTTCGAGCTGGAAGTTCCACCTTGCACAATCCGAACACGTTTTCTTAATCGTGCAATTTTACTCTGGGCTGTCGTAGTCTGGAACATCCAAATTAATTGATTGGAAAATAGGTTTTTCTATATTGATATTTTGGTCGATTACTTGCTTCGGCATTCCGTATCTATATTGTAACCAAGTTTTAATTGCATTTGTATCTCCGTCCTCAGCTTTTTTAAGCAATGCCTTCCAAAGTTTTTCTGGAACTGCGATTGCATCCATAGCTTGAATAAGACTAATCTCATCAATCTTTGGTTTTCTACCTGCTCCAATTCTAACTCCTCCAGCTTTTTTTATGTCTTCCATTTGAAAAAATATGATTATTCAAAATTTTATTTGTAATCGGTAGAGGATTTGAACCTCTATTCCCACTATAAAGCGGATGTTTCCCAAGTTGGATTTATATCCAATTACATTAACCGATTATTTTTATTCGTCTTTCCGAATTGTCAATCTTATTATAATTTTAGTCCTATGGCAGCCTTTCGGAGCAGGTAACAACTAATTAACCAATGGCATTATAACGTCCTACATTACCGATAAGTAAGGATTTCCAAGTGTTACCTTTTTATATTTTATAATCGGTAGGAGATTTGAACTCCTATTTTAGGTATCTACCCAGATTCTAACTATTGAACTAACCGATTATTTTTTAAAAAAAGACTTGAGAGCTGTTCTTATGGTAAGCAACTCAAGTACATTCATTATTTATCTAATTTTTTAACTAACTTTTTAATTAATTTAAATTCTCCATAAGATAATGAGATATTTCTATCGCTATAATTATTGGCATTTATATCAATTCCTTCTCCGTTGTTCCATTCTGTTATTTCAATATAACTATTTTCTTTTGATGCAAAATCATAATCTTTTAAATTGGAAAAAATAGCTTTTCTTTTATAAATTTCCATAATTGTACAATTTGAATAAATCCTTAATCACTTGCTCGTGAACTTTTGAGCAGTTAGGACAGTTTGAATTGTCTAAGCCAAAGTAATAAAGGTATAATTTATTTAAATAATCAATATCCTCGAATACTAACTCAGTCCTTTTACCATCGATTACTCTTTGACCTTTTGCATCTAAGAATAAAGCAAAATGCTCTTTGTCAGTTTGGCTCATTTCCGATTTAACCGTTTTAAAGTTAAATAAACGATTAAGAGTGAATTTTCTATTTTCACATCCTTCGCAAGGCTCAATTCCAACGGCTGAAGTTACGGCTGCGATTACATCGCCTAAGCCTTGAATTTCCTTTTTAGTTTTTCTTTTTGCCATTTAGTTTTAATTTAACCATCTTATTAACTCGATGGATTGTTTGTAAATGTATTCCTGTTTGTCTTGAGAGTTCTCGTTGACCTACTAAGGTTGAGAGTTCAAACATAGTGCGTTCGTACCAAGTTAAGCCTTTTGAAAGCTCCTTATAATCTATTTCCTCAATTATATAATCAATAATTTCCTCCTCTAAAGCTTCAAAACTTCTGAAGTCATCGATTAAAATTTCTTTTGATTTAAGCGAGTCGTAGAAAATAGATCTCAAAGTCACAAATATATAACCATCGGACAAAGGTTTTGTTTTATTTGAAACTTTAATATACATATTTTGAACTAACTCGTCTGCTAAGTCTTTGCATTTACAAATTTGTAAAGCCATTTTACGCCACTGAGCGTCCTTTTTAGCGAGTTCGTGGATTATCAAAGCCTCATCGGATTAAAATACTCACTTAAAAAAATCAATAAATCCTGGTTACTTTCGATATAATAGGCTGTTCCACTAATAATTAAAACTATTTCGTCTTCATTCTCAACCCAAAAGCCGTTAATGCTATCAACTACCACCCTAAATTCTACGTATGAGCCATTGAAACCGAGATTATCGTCTTCAGTTTCGAGCCACATTTGCGTTGATATAGTGTGCGGTTTAATCATATCGTTACAAATATAACGAAAAAAAATGAATTTGTAACAAAATTAGAATAATTTTGTTTGGTTTGTATGATTATTTATTCGTTCCATTGCTTTATCGAAGTACTCTTTATCCAGTTCACAAGCAGTCAATTCAAAGCCGTAATCGTGGCAAGCTATTGCAATTGAACCTGAACCTAAATGAGTGTCAAGTATTTTGTCGCCTTGCTTTGCGTATTTGTCAAGTAACCATTTGTAAAGTGCTGAAGGTTTTTGGGTTGGATGTATGCGAATTTCTTTATTTTTCATATCGCCTTGCAACATTCCTTGCCATTTAAAATTAAATAATCTAACAGCAGTATCTAAATTAGTCCAAGCAAGTTCACAATCTGCAAAACTATTTTCACCATTTATTTTATTCCAAACAATCCAACAACTACTATTTGCTTTTGGTATATTTTCAATAAAATGATTACCTCCCCAAATAATTGCATTTTTTGAAACTCTAATTAACTCTAAAAAATATTCTTTTGTCGGTGCATTTTGATTCCATAATTCTTTATGATATTTTTTTTGTTTTGATATTCCCCCACCTTTACCTGATGTATATCCACCAACAATATTTAAACTTCCATAAGGAGGGTCAACAATAGCCAAATCAAAGTAGTTATCAGGATAACGTGCCATCAATAGCATATTATCTTCGTTTGTTATTGTTAAGCTCATAATGTTTTATATTTAAAGTCCACTTCGTAATCGCTCCATACTTTCACAATTGCTCCAGCTTGGATTAGTTCCTCGAGTCGCATCGGTTGTAAGGGTGCGAGCTTGCCGTTTTCTCGTTTGACTTCTATAAACATAGCCTTGCCATATTTAATCGCTAAAAGGTCGGGAATACCATTTGTGGAGGTTTTAATTAGTTTGGTTACAAACCAACCTCGCTCCTGGAGTTTCTTTTTAATTTTAGTTTGGATTTGCTGCTCTGTTTTCATAGTTGCTCAATTTCTTTTTTAACTCTTTCCCAATAAATTTTTCTTAAACTTGGATATATTATTGTTTCTTCAATCATCTCATCAACGGCTATTAATGCACATTTTTTACATTCAATAGCCCCTATTGAATAAAATTTTCGCACTAAATCTTTCGCTTTTTCTTTTGGTTTCATAGTTTAATGTGTTTTAATTTGTCACAAATACGTACTAAATTTGTGACACTTTATATTGTAAATAATTAATTTTTAAACGTGTGCAAATAATTGCGTGTTCATAACCACCAGTACAATATGTGTCAGGCATATTATAATATGATTCAAGTTCTGATTTTAAAATTTTAATAGTATTTTCAATTGCACCATATTTTTTTAAATCTATTTCTACCCTTTCTTTAATTAGATAATTTTCAAATGATTCTTTTTCTTTTGGTGTCATAATATCCAGGTTATTATTTTTAATATTCCCAAACATACTACAACTAATGAAATCCACATTGCGACTTCTACGATAACCTGTTCTTTTTGATTCATAATATTACATATTTTCGTTAAATTCTTTCCTTAGTATTGTATCTATTTTATTTGTCAATTCGTGAAAGTATGTACTCTTTTGAATTGTGTACGTGTCGGCAACGTTATTATTGAGCTCCTCACAAAGTCCAATTATATCGGATTTGTATTTTACCATTTTGTCAGTCGTTGGATTGAGTTCGTCTAATACCTCAAGTTGTAATTGACAAAGGCAGTAAAGTTTATGCATTAAAATGTTCTTACGTTTTGGTTTCATATCTTATTTTTTTTTAAATTGTTCAAACCAACCTCTAATGTCATTAATTGACCAATCAGCATAACTTGCTAATATTTCTAAAAGTTCTTCCTCGCTATAACTTCTTTCTTGTTGCTCTTTAATTCCTTCTTCAACTCCT